CAAATAATGGATGAGCAAAAGAAGCAACTGAAGTCTGACTTGCATCTGAATAATTAACAGTAGTTAATGTAACAGTAGATGGAGCTGTTGCTAGAATTCCTAAACCTGGATCTGTAAAAGAAACATCTGATATTACTGGAGCTGTAGGAATAACTACACTTACCGATGTTGAAGGTTTTGTGTAAGCTGGAACATCTCCACTTATATCGGGCTTATTTACACTACCTACAGTTATAGCTTGTATTGCTGTTGTCCCGCTAACATCAGTATTACTAGCATCGCTATAAGAAACAGTATTAATAGTTGGTGGAACAGGTGGAACTGAAGATACTGAAAAAACACCAGGATCATTGTCTCCAAATGAATTCGTAGATCCATCAAAAAATGTATCAAAAGAAACTCTTGTTGTAAGTGATGGCTTAGTGTAAGTTGGGGAATTCCCACTTATATCTGCTTTATTAACAGAAGCAACTGTTATAGCACCTATTGTAGAAGCACTAGCATCTGCATTAGTTGCATCTGTATAACTTACTGTTGATATTGAAGGAACAGAAGGTGCAACTGGAAGAACTAATGATCCAACACTTCCAAGAGTAGGTGCTGAAATAGTTGGTTTAGTATAACTTGGTGCACTTGCACTAATTGATATTGCACCAGTATTAAAAGAAGGATCTGAAGGCGGAGAAGGTGCTACCGTATTAACAGAAAGATCACTTCCAAAATCAGGAGTTGAAGGTGGTATTGGAACAGTAGTATCGCTCCAATCTGGCATTACATCACTTGATAATTTTGTAAATTCTTTTGCACATGCGTGCATGATAACTGCATTCCTTAAATCAGAATCATCATCTAATTTTGAATAATCAATATATTCAACATGAGCAGTTGTACTATCTGAAGGTGCAGGTTTAACTTGTACTTTATTAGCAGGATCTAGCCAATACTTAGGATGTTTAGAAGTAGCGAATTTAAGACTATTTGAGTCGGATATAAATGGACTGTCTTGAATAGAAACTTCATTTGCAAGATAACTTCCTCTTCTTACAGAAATAATATTATCTGTTCCTACGGGAAGTGTAATTGCAGTTGGGCTTGAATCTCCACCATGTGAACCTGCAACAGTTTCAGAGGAAGCCCATTTTAATAAATCTTTCGGAACGCTTGATACTACAAATTTTTGTGCAGAAACAATAAACTGGTCATCAGCGTCCGATACCCCAGTTATGTTCTCTATATCTAATTCTATATTTGTTGTTGCCATATTTTTAAAGAAGGGGGGAAATAAATCCCCCCTCCATTTGTTTAGTTAGCTTGATTAGACAAGTTCAATGCTTACGGCATCGATTCTTACCTCGTTATCAGCATGAGCTACACTCCAGTCAACATTAAGAGCTACAGCTAAAGTACCTGTAGTATCTTTTGATGTTAACGCAGTCTGACCAATAACAACAGTTGCACCTAAGGCATCTGTTCTCATTTCAGAGATTGCTGTCATAGCTCCAGAACTACCTGATGCTGTTACATGAACATCAGCCCAAACATAGATGATATCATCATCAGCTACGTCTAGTGCTGCACCAGTTGCGATAGCAGTTCCACCAAATTTAAGAATTGGTGTTAATGTATCGGTACTGTTGCTGTCAATTACTGTACAGAATGCTTTGATCCTTACAATATCTCCTACTTCCAACTTATTAGCTGGAATCATATAAGAGAAAAGATCTGCAGCGTCTGTAGAGTTTTCATGTTCACGACCTGTACCTGCTTCAGAGAATAACTTCTCGCCAACTCTATTGTCGAACGAATTTTGTCCGTACATCGGATTAGCCATAATTTACCCCCTTATGTCCAGATAGCATGGGATTCGGCCATTGACCATTCCATGCCAGCTTCGGTTAAGATCTGATCTACCCTGCGGTCAACACCTGAATTCTCAAGTGTCTGTACACCAACATAGATAGATGTATCACGATTTAAGCCATTTCCTACAAGAGGCCTGTAAGCACAATGCTTCATGTTAATACCTAACATTTTAACATTAGTACCATCTAGGTGGACATTACGAGCAACGTTCATGTCGCCATAAACAGTTGATATTGTTGTAATATCTACACCAAAGACTTTCTTACGTCCTACAAGACTCATGTCAGCCCTTGCTAGTGAGTTTTCACCATTAGAACTTGGATTTGAAGCTTGAAAAGCTTGAACTGATCCAAGATTATTAGCGAAGTACCCACTTAGTTTATGCAACCAGTTGTAAACTTCTGTAGAACAGAAGAAAACAGTTGCTCCACTATTGTTATAGCGAGGATCAAGAAGATTCGATAGATCATCTAAGAAATCATCTTGAGACTTGGTTTGAGTAGACAAGCTAAAAGCATTACCATAGCTTGAGATATAATCAACAGCACCCTGTGTATACTGGACACTATCACCATCTGTATACTGAGATCCAAATAGTAATGATGTTTCAATATCCCACTTATGCTCGATCAACTTTTCACGCCACACTCTAGCCCACTCACTTGATTCGAACTTCAATACTGTGGCACGAGCCGTATTGGTCATTGCCATTGAAGTTTTCCAAATCTGAGTAAGACCATGATTGCTTTGGTAAGGCTGATCAATCCAGGTTTCTGGAAAACCAGAACCTTCAGCATGTGCTGAACCAACTACATATGTTCTTGCTCTTTCGAGAAGAGATGCAATTGATTGATCCGCTACTACTTCATCACCAGCTGCTCCACCAGGGCCAAAGTTATTATTGTAAAAACCAGCATATCCAACATAGCTAGAATCTGGTGCTTTTACAACTTTACACTCAACCACTGCAGGATATTTACTATCCTTTGCAGAACTTTCGTATGAAGATGCATCAACTGAAGATATCCTTGCAAGCATATAACTCTTGCCCCATGAAGTAGATGCAGAAGCACTATCTGTCATGGTTGGAATCTTAATTAATTGACCTGGTAAGAAGAACTTTGGTGTAGTTCCACTTGCTCCAACATCAACTTTATTTGATGTGTTACCATACACATTCTGTACGTTACCTTGATACTTATAATCTCCTGCCATATACAGTTTTAAAGTATCACCAACTGCTACAGAACTTCCTGTACCACCATCATTGTATGCTTCAATAGTGTCATCTGCAAACGAATCTGCACCACTATTTTTAACATAACCCATCACATAAGCATAACGCTTATTGAAGGAAGGACGCTTCTCAGTGTATTTAAACTGGGGATCGTCTGTCGGTTTTTTTGCAGCCAAACTCAGAAACCTAAAAAACGGATCTTGAGGAATTGAAAGCTCAGATACTCTACTACCAAAGTTATACTTTCTTCTGATATCACCAGTAGAAAGATTGGTACTAGTACCAGGGCCTCTTCCGTCAAAATCTGCTACGGTCAGGTCTGTGTTAGGCGTTATGACTGACACAAAATCAGACATTACTAACTCCTTTATTTAAGTCCAGACAGACGAATAAATTTATCTATCCGAACAGGTTATCTAACTCATTGTCTGTGCCCAATAAAGCATTAAAGACGGAATCGTCTGGATTCTTTTCTTGGGAACGACTATTTGCTCCGCTGACTGTAGATGGCATATCTCTGACATTCTTCATCTGGTTTAACATATCCTTTTTAGTAGCATCTGCAACGTTACCAGCTACCTTTTGTTTATTTTTAAGGTAGTTAATATCGTCAAGAGTTAGCGTATGATTCTTAGCCCATTCAACCATTTCACCGTATTCTTCATCTGACATATTAGTTTCTTTTCGAAACTTTGCCTCATCTTCTATCCGTTTGCGTTCTATCATCTGCTTAGAAGCATTCTGCTTTTCTTTTTGCAACATGTTACCTACTCTTTGCTGAACAATTCTATCTACATGAGCATTCATTACTTTTGCACTATCAGACTTGGGATCAGACATTGCTTCTTGCTCATTATAAACAAAATCATCATCCAGACCTAGAGAGGATTGGATGCTCTTTGATGGTTGCCCACCATTTACCAGATAGTCTCGGACATGCTCTACAAGCCCGCTATCATTTTTCATTGCCTCAAGAACAGGGACAAAAGGTTCAACGCTTTTGTACTGTTCAGCGAGCTTAACGGCTTCACGACTGCTATCAGCATATCGTTTTTTATAAGGGTTGCCGTCATCATCCCAGTCCACATTATCGGAGCCAACTTTGCTTTCGGTGCGAGTTACCTGTTCAGGGTCGCTTTGTTGCGGTTGGGTTTCCTCAGTGTTATCTTGTATTCCCCCGTTCACTTCCTGATCGAGAGCTTCAAAAAAGGACTCTTCAGAAGAGCCGAATACAGCTTTTTCTGCATTATCAAGTGCTTGATCTTCAGAAGCTGTTGTCGGGTTACTTGCTGATTCATTCATTATTAACCTCTTTTAGTTATACTATTGAATTTATTTTACGAATTATTCTTATTACCTTGCAACTGGTTTCGAGCTTTTTGTATTTCCATTTGCATTTCTTTCTTTTTCATTTCAGCTTCATTGCCCATTACATCCTGTAATAGCCTTTGCTCTGCTTGAGTTTGTCTATATTGATCTTTTGTTTCACCTTTAACTTCTTCTTTTTGTTTGTTGATTTCCATCTCTGCTTGCATAACTTTGCCTTTAATTCCAGCTTGAACAAGTTGTCTTTCTAATGTTTCTATAGTTCCTTCTTTATCCTTTAAGGCTTCTTGCATTTGTTGTAATTGGCCTTGCAATTGAGAATACAAACTCTTTCTTTTTGCAATAAGATCTTTACGCTTAATATCTGTTTCTGCTAAAACAGCTAAATCATCTACTACTCCAAGTTGTAGCAACTCTTTTAATTCAGCTAAATATGCCCATCTATTCACAGGTAATGTAGATCCAGCAACAACTTTAACATCAAACTTAGCTGCAGAAAAATCCATAGATTTTCCAATGGCTTCTCCCATATCATTAAAAATTGGTATATTAATTTCTACTTCACGATCTTCTTGAATTGCTGATGGTTGCACTATTCTAAATCTCTTATTTGCACTATATATTGCTTGAGAATATTGCATAACAACATTACCTAATTGTTTTAATCCTGGTTCTATAGAATTCTTCATCCATTGTTTTACACGCCTTGTTCCGTACTCATCTAATGCTAACATACCACGAAATGTTTCATGTTGTTGTTGAGTGTCTCCTTGCATAGAAGAATAAATACCCGCAAGATATTCCATATCCCCTTTTCCTTCCTGAACTACTTGAAAAAATGCACTTGCTAAAGGAGCAGGCATTACAGGAGTAGG